CCATCAATGATTGAGTTTCTTTTTAAGTCTATTGGTTTTATGAATAATGCTACTGCCATATCTATCTATAATTGGGATGATGTCCATTATTTGGCATATCCTTTGGTGCTACTTTTGCCTTTTTATGTCCTGCCGGTCTTGGTCTGTAACTCTTTGGTATGCTTTTGACTTCATCATAGTTTTGTATCTTCTTTTTCATTGTCTTAGATTTTAATCTATACAATACCTCACTAAAAAAATGTCCACAATTTACACCACCTTTGTATTTAAATAAATCGTATGCTTTGCCTTTATGTCCAAATGATTTGTTTACACCTGCTCTACTAGCTTTATCTATATCCTCTAATCTATATACAACCCCTCTTTGACTTCTGTTCATCATTATTCTACAAAACTGTCTTGATTTACCACTAGAATATTTTTGTGAATATTTATATCTTACTTTATAAAGTGATTTATCCAAATAACTAAAACCACTTTTTTTGCTATCTATACTTTTCTTTTCTAATTGTTGTTCTTTACTTTCTATATTTTTGTCTGCCCAGACCTCTATATCTTCATTCTCTGCATCGTATTCTCTTGCATCTACTTCTTCCCATCGATTTGATATTTGCTCTCCTCTAAGCTCATCTAATATAATGTCAAATTCTTCATCTGATAAATCTTGTTTATCATCTGCTTCACAACAGACCTTCTCAGACAGTTTAACCCCTGTTTCTTCCTCTTTCGTTTCTTCATCCTCTACATTCTCCAAGTCTGTAAATTCAAGTGGTTGTAGGGTCTTAAAATAAAGTTTGAGAGATATTTTATTATATGCTAATATTTGGTCAAAAGAATCTATTAATAAATGTTGGAATGGTCTTATTACTGTATTGTCTAATAATATAGATGCAGTCTTTAATTCATCTGCATTATTACCTAGTCCTGACTGATCTTTGATACCTATAAGCATAGGAGATACAATACGATGTGCTACCATAATCTTTCTTGTGCTTTCCTCACTCAAGAACTGATATTGTTGGTGTGCATCCGATAACTGAACAGGATCAATACTTGCTGCCGTATCTGCATTGTCATTGAAAGCTAAAATAAATTTACCTGCGTTACTACTACCTGAAAACTTTCTAGATATTCTTTGTTCTATAAGTTCTCTTTCTTCTTCGTTTGGTACACCATTGTTAAAGTTAATTAACATACTTGGAGACATACCATTCATTATGTTATTTAAATGAAAGTTGCCTACTTCTTCTTCTAGTTCTGCATATTGCAAACCACCCTGATAATCTACAGGACTATAATAATGATACCCTGCCCTATAAGGTTTTACATATAATATTTCTATTGATTCGTTACTCTTTCCAAATGCAGGTATTCTTTTTAGTTTACTTTGTGGTTTGTATTCTTTCCAATCGTGAAAATAATAGTAAGCATTTATATCTCCATCCTCTCCTGACTTTTCAGCTCTTAATGTTTCTACAGGAAAATGCTCTACTTGTGCAATACTCTTTCTATCTTTTGAATAAATAATCTGCATTGAGCATTGACCCATTAACTTAAGATCATAACAAAGTTTTCTTATACAATCATTGTTAAACAAAGAGATCATCTTTGCATATTCTTCTGGTTTTCTGTTGCTATCTGTAGCATCTAAACCTTTACCAAATATCATTGCTGAAATAGCATTTACAATAGCATTGTTTGTAGGACTTCCGTTGTACCTGTCTATAAGATATTTAAAGTAGTTGTTATCATCTCCGTATCCTATCCATTCTTTGTTTTTGTATTCAACAACTTTTGGTGTGGTGTAACTACTTAAATTTATAACCCTTAAATCATTCATACTATTATGTAATCGTTATCGTGTGATCCTGATGTTTCATCAAATGTAAACTGTCCACTATTAATATCATAGTGATTGTTGTTTTCTTGATTTATAGTTTGATCGGTGCAGAATACTTTGTCTTTGTAAACAGTTGCACTACCACTTATCAAGCTCATATCATAGTATCTACCCTCTTTGAGTACAGGACTAATAGTTGCAGACAATCTTTTAAAATTGCCACTATCAGATGCACTAACAGTAGAAGAAAATACTTCTTTGTTCTTGCTTGTATCTCTTAATTTTAAAGTATATGATGATGCGTATGTTCTTGGTATTACATCAATATTCTGTGCAGAACTACTCGTTGTCAAAACCTTCATACTTATATATCGAAATATAAATGATATTTTGTATAGGTATAAAAAAAAAGAGGACATAAGTCCCCTTTCTTTACTCAAAATACTAAAATTAATTTACATCAATCTGTGTTCCCTGACTTTCTGCATTGTAAGCTGCCGTTGCTACAAAGTCTGGTGCTTCTGTTTCTTGCGAAACAAATGTCAAAGAGTAACCATAAAGGTCTCCCATTGCTGCACCATTACTGAATGTACCTGTTGTAAGCTCGCATCCGTGATCTTTTCCCACTAATCTGAAATTGCCATTATAATCTTCAACTATAATATGAGGTCTTGATACTGCTAGTAATTTAATTTCAGCTTGAGTCTTTTCTTCTTGGAAGATTAAATTCATAACTACTGATGTTTCATAGAATGTTGTACCATTCTCTCTTGATGATGTTACAGTAGTGTCCATTGTAGAGTTCCCTTTTACATCGAACTTCATAAATGTAGGCGTACCACCAAAGTCTGTTATTAAATCATTTGCAATAGTTAAAGCACCCAATGTGCCAAAATCTGCAAACGTAATAGACTTCAATCCACCTACCCCTGATTTACAAGGTAACTCTCTTCCTTTTGTTAAGTTACAAGCCATAATTTTATAATTTTATAAAAAAAGGTAAGTAGGCACATACCCACCTACCTTCTTTATGTTAAACAATATTAAGAGTATAATACGATATCTGATCCGATGCCGTGTTGTACTCCTGCACTTCCTCTTAAAACAACTCTTACGTTTTGTGAGCCATCAATGTCAGCCATATCAATTAACTTAACTTCTTGCCAGTCGTTTAATAGACCTGTTCCGAAGAATAAATTAGATGATTCTGCTGCAACCATTTTGTCAGCACCTAATCCTGGTGCAACAAATAAGTCAACTCCTTGAAAGTTCAACTCTGTTTTACCTACGTTATATAAATCTCTATAACCTAGAGCTGCTTGAGCTTGAATGTAGAACTTTGCTGCACTTGTAGGAATATAGATTTTTAAATCCTCTTTGTTGTAAACTCCACTTGGAATAGCATCAATAACTTTATCTAATTCTGTAATGATGTTTGATTTACTTAAAGTTGTTCCTGATACATCAACAACATCGCTATCTGCTGCTAACAATGCTTGGAAGCCATCAAACTCCCCTGCGTTTGCAGTAGCACCTTGCCAGATGTTTTGCTCTACTTTCTCAGCAACCTTTGCACCAACTTGAGCAATTAAGAAATCAGAAAATTGTCTAGGTAGGTTATCGTATTGAGAAAATCCCATACTGTTTGCTTCCCAGTCTTGTCTGAAATCTTTTTTACAAAGTTGTAAGTTTACTTGAAACTCCTCTGGTTGTAAGATTCTTTCTGTTAATGTTACGTTTGAAGTTGGATCAAAGTCGCAAGAAGCATCTTTTAAAATGCTATCTAAAGCAAGTTTTTTGATAACTTCTTTAAATTTAATGTTGGGTTTAATTGAAACCCCACCTTCTGATAATGTAACTCCACTCAGTAAAGCTGCTGCGATATATTCGCCTGCGAACTCTCCTGCGTATGAAGTTGTTATACTTGTTGTAGTAGCCATATCTCTTTTTTTTATTTATTTATTATAATTCTCCAACTGATATTGATGATGAAGCATTACCATTTCCAAATACGAAATAGCTTGTACCATCAGAGTGTATCTCAATGAAATCTCCAATGCTCTCTGCACCATCTTCAAATGTTACTCTATCTACTGCATCTGCTTCTACGATTGCACCATTTACAATAATTCCCCCATTAATAGTGTCTCTATTACTTGCAGGAGATTGTACTACGCAATCAGTTGAAAAAGCACCTGATACAATAAATTTTGCTTTCCACCCAGCACTTGGTGCAGGGAGTGTTACTGTATATCCTGTTCCAGAAATTTTGAATACTTTTCCAGAATCTGATAAATTTAATGAGGATGCTGCTGAAATTAATTCATAGTCATCAAAAATTCTCATTACGTCATCGCTTATGTGTTCTAAAACTGCCATAATTATTTATATTTATTTATTTATTATTTGTTGCATTACCCTATCCAATGTGGACATTTTTCTATTTTGTGCAAACTTGAATCCTTTACTAGATTTTTCTTGCTCTGGACTATGTTTTAATGGTGCAGCAGCAGGTTTAGATAACTCCTCTTTAAGAGCTTCCTTTGCTTCTGCTTCACTATTTAAAACCTCTGTTACTGCTAAAGATACTTTCTCTTGTACATCACTTGACATCTCTTCTTTTTCTTTGTCTTTGTGATCCATCATTTTATTGATATGCTCTTTTAAGTCATCCATTTCTTTACGGAACTCCTCTCTAGTAACATATTTAGCATCTACTTTTTCTTCATCCTCTTTTTCATCTTCCTCGTGTTCAGCATTTTTGATTTCTTTAATCATACCTTCTTCTTCAATAACTAGCACCCTTGCATCTTCAAGCTCGTACTCTCCAACTGGTAGAGCAACTTTTTCATCTTCCGTTTTAATAAAAACTTCTTTGCCTGATTCGAAAACTTCTGCTTCCAAAACAGTTCCATTCTCTAATTTAAG